TTCATACTTCCTCCTGTCGCACCTCAACCTTAATGTTAAGATGCATATTCGTTCTTGCTTTGTATGCTTACTATATTAATGATATGATCTAAAATGTCAAGCTTAATATACAGGTAAGTCGATATATATAAGACATACAGGTATATCATTGGTAACATTAAAACATGTTTAAGGAAACCTGATGGTGACATTAAAAAACCCGCCTGGTTAGAGACGGGCTACGTTCTTATCTATTGGCAAGAGGTCGCTAGACACCTTATTATTGCACAGGGTTAAGTGCGTGTCAAGTTATTTCTTAAATTTATCTTTATATATGATTTCTTAATCATTATTACCTCAACAGCTCAGCATTGAGCATTGGCTCTATATTCTTCTTATTCTTCAATGTTATCATTAACTTAACACATCCTGTTTGCTGTGGTCTAAAGCTCATTTTCTCTGCATATGAATAGTTTCCCTCTTGATATGATTTGAGATAACTACCTGAATTAATAAAGTATTGTTCTCTTTCCCTTAGTTTCGGTATCTCGTTGGTAACGAAGATTTCATGCTTAATACAAGGTAGTGCTGATTGGAAATGATTGTGACCCTGGGCATAAACGTCTGCTTCGGTACTTATGGCTTCCTCTTCTATCCTGTTGATTTTGCTGCCAGATTTCCTCCCACCGCCACTTCCGTGAGTTGTAAAGATCTTAAACGTCTTATACATCTCACAGCTTTTTCCATAGGTTATTCTTAATACAGTTACGGCACGATAACCGAGAAATGGAATGCTATAGGTTTTACAGATATCCTCAGTATAAGGATGTCCAAATTTTCTCCCTTTATCGTGATTACCTTCATGTATACCTACAATTTTCTGTGGACCAATATCAATCACATCATCCTCAAATGATTTGTAGCAGTTCCGTATAAAGTTCTTCATAGGGAATTTGTTATCCGCTTGTTCAAAAGAGAAGAATTTATGGTCAGGCTGTCTGTTATCCGCATTATCACCCATTATCCAGACATAAGCGTTTGGATCTTTTTTAATTATTTTTATGTGTTTTGCTAGTTTGACAGCATCGTGATTGGTGTGACCTTTATGGATGTCACCCAGAAAGTATAGATTTATTACATCTGAATAAGACTTAAGCTCAATGTTCCTGAGAACAAGCTCCATCAGCACCCCCGTATACAATTATACACCAACAGCATACCTGTTGTCAAAAATAGCTGCTATTATGCTTTATAGAGTTTATATAAATTTCTTAATATGGTTTACACGAAGTTTATGTGTGACCCGAATAGACAGGTTAAATGGGTCATTTTTCCTTATTTTTACTCACATCTTCACTATCAAATCTAGATGACGGAACTGCAACATTGATAGGTCTAGCTACAGATCTATCCATACCAGCATTTTTCGTAGCAATATTAATAGCTTGAGCAGGAGAGTGCCCTTTCTGAACAAGTTCAGTTATATGTTTGCTTACAGATTCATCACTGTGACCTTTTTTATATTTCATATTACATCCTGTATATTTGTTCACATGTTTTGAGAAAGCTCTCTGCCAGATATATATGCTTAGTAAACTTCAGAGGCCATATTCCAAATGATTTAGTAAACATCTCAACTTTAATATCTGCACAAGTTAAACAGTAAGCTACAAGTTCGAAACAATACATATCGTCTTTATCATCTGAAAAGAAAAAGTCATAGTCTCTACCAATACATCCTCGTGCAGTTATTACGGCTAAATCTTTGTCAAACTTAGTTTCATATTGCGGTTCGAGAATTACAAATGAGTCACAGTCTTTAACGAAATCAATAACAGATATCTCCTGAACTCCTTCAGAAACAGAGTGCACCATTTTATTATGTCCTGTTACTATGCCAGCATGACTAAAAAACCCAGGAACTAAATATGAATCTAAATAATAAGTATACTGTCTAAGTATGATTGATCCAGGCTTAGCAAGTCTTATGGCATTCATTATATCAAAACCTGTACATGTAGGTGGTTTGGTCGCCAACATGATATCACCTATCCAAGTCATAATCTTTTTATATCTTTTGAATAAAAATTCTCTCATTTTTTCTCCAACCTATTCATTACTTCTTTTCTAATGTCACCCTTAAGTATATCAATTAAGCTAGGTTTATATGCAATAAGAAGCTCAGACAACATCTTTTTGTCCCACTTCTTTGACATGCTAAACCTTAAAATAGCGGAATCATAGTTTTTATCTATCTCTTCAGTTATAAGATCATAACAATGATGTACAATATGATTATATTTTTTTACATATTCTTTTTCTATTTCATCACGTAACTCTCTCTTAACATGGTCTATACCTTTGTCTATGGCTTTAACTGGTTTCTTAATTTCACTTACTGCTTCATTCACAGCATGACTAATACCCTTTTTAATCTTTCCAAATATACCCATTATACACCTACCTTTACTAATTTATAACTTGCTTCTGGTGTCTCGTCTTCTTCTTTACGAGTTATCCATTCTAGTGATGTCTTCATGTTATTAATAACAATAGCATATTCAACACAATCATTCTTTTCTTTCAGCTCAGTAGCGATGTCTTTAACTGCATGTATAGCGTGTTTCAGTTCCGTATCTGTCATATTAACCTCCAGTTTTTATTTCACTGTAACAATATAGTAAAAATTAATCAAGCTTAAAATTTAGTTGACTTGTTTCTGTCTATAGATTAAGATATGTGCAGTAAGGGGTTAGGGAATATTAAAAGCAAAACAAGGAGAATGAAATGAATTTTAGTAATTTGATTAAAAATTTGGAATGTTCGGCTCGTAAAGGTGCTGAAATTGCTGTAACAGACTCAGTAAAAGATTTGTTTGACTTCATGAAAATTGAAGTAATTCCTAGTCTTGAAGCTAAAATTGTTGCAAGTGAAAGTAAACTTGATGACTTAGCTCTACCAGTAATTAATATTGGTAAGAACTATCTGCCTGCTTTAGAGGCACTCGTATTACAATATGTTGACAAAATCGACGAACCATGTAATACTCCTTAACCAGTTGTTCCTGTAGTAGAAACAACTATCTAATCCCCCCTATTCGATATTTTTATTTAGGACTCAGAAATGGGTCCTTTTTTATTTTAATGAGTCTATTAGTAGATCGCCTAAAGGATTATCCTTAAAGTATTCTTTATAAGTTTCTTTAATATAATTGTCGGAAGCAATACGTTCTAGTTTCAATAGCTTAGCAGTTGGATGTGCTGTTATCTTATTAGTAGTTGACTCATTTATAGGCACAAGAAACTCTTTCTTAAATCTTATCTTGAACATGAACTTGCTGAATAGATATAAAGGATATAGTAGTGTATTGAATGGTTTAGGAGCTGCCTTAAAAAATAGCACGAATGCTTGAGGTTTCCAGGGACACCATTCCATTAAAGAGGGTGCCATTCCAAGTCTTAATATAGTACCAAAGAAGATCTTATACCAGATTCTTTTAAACAGATCGTCATGTCTACACAGATACAGTGTCACGAATAATGCTCTAAGCTGATCAATTGATAGACCTTTTAACGGATCTATATTGAATCGTTTAAGTATATATCTCCATATCCAGTATGTCGGACGCTTTAAGAACGTGTTATCATTAGGATTTTCGCTACCGGAATTACTCCATCTATATTCAGGATTCTTTATAGGCCATAACGTGTTCAATCTACAGGACTTAACCATATTAATCAGTATTGTCCAATCCCCTCTATTACTTGTGTGTGTTTGTATCCTTGCGAAATAGTATAGACTAACTTGTAAACACTTATCTCTTGAATCAAAGATCATAACGTAACATCTCCTCGACCCACTGACCAAATCTTTTTTTTTTAATATTGATTCGACCACCTACATAGCGTATATATCTCAATCTATTCTTTACTGTCACTTCCATATCGTCTGATTTTATATTGTAAATGTTTCTAGGTATATATTGTTTCTTAGGTTTAACTAACTTAACCTTCTTAGGTTTAACTAACTTAACCTTCTTAGGCATACGTCCCTTGCGTCTTTTAAGATATTCTTTTTTGTCTTCACTCTGACACGATCTACATCTGCTACGTACTCCATTCTGTTTCTTACTGCATTTGTTAAATTCAGATACTAGGAGGTTACGTTTGCACTTGGCACATTTACTAGTTAGCATGGGGTTATGATATCACTATTTAATATGTAATGTCAATGGGAAGGTTACGAGTCTAATATAAAGGATAAGATAGATAATGTATATAATGTTATAAGGAATATGATCAGGAAGTATATGATATTTAATATGTATTGTATTGGATTGGGCATTACTATGTTTACTGTCTCTTGGTAATTAACGCAAAGCATTAATTTAAGAGCCACTTTTTTGGGCCTCCTGCTACACATTATCTTTTAGTTTGGTGTAACTTTCTTTGTCTGATTCTTTACTAACGGGTAGATCACAATACCTTGTTAGCTTACGTCCCTTGGCCTTCCGCTCGGATCATTTTTTGCTACGATTCCGAGAACACCTTCATCAGTTGAAGTGCAACGTGCCTGTCCCACCTTCACCCTGTCTTACCAGAGTTACTGCTCATGATCCTTTAGTGTGGATTTTTAACGGTCCAATGGACGAGAACGTTCCTTAAATATCCTACATATTTTATAAAATGTCAAATGGTATTTTAAAAACTTGTTGACAAGATAGTTGCCATACATTACACTACATATATGGTAATATATGGATGAAGGGTATGATATAATTAACGAACCCGATGATTATCGCAGTTATGTGATCATGGCATTCAGTAAAGCTCTAAGGGTAAAAAGAGTTGAACTTATAAAGTCAATTCATTTACTTAGAGGAATGAGTGATGAAGAAGTAATCATATTAAAAAAATTCTTATTGCCTAATGCTAATGCACATTTAAGAGACGATTGTGACGTTGAAGAGGTGAATTGATGAGTGACGAAATTGTACGTTTAAGAAGTTTATCAAAAGAAGAGTCCAATTCATTAGTATATAACCCCCAAAATCCGAAGTCGGTCATAAATCTGGTCCCGACCGTTTTAGCAGACCCCATCAAATGTATACCCAAGGTTTACTTAGATGCATCAGATAAAGAATTAAGAAGTAAAGTACTTAATGAAACAATAATGAGATCCCTTAGAAGAGGCTTCTGGAACGAATACCGCAGGGCATGTTCAACCAACACAGTAATGTTCTTAGATAAAATATGTACAGGCGTTTGTACTGTTGATGATATGCTTCATAAATATTTAAACACATCTCCTAAGCTTGCATTTATTGTAAAAAATGTAATGGCTGAGAGTGCTTTTTTAGCATCATTAAATGAATTAGCAATTGAGAGATTAGAAGAATTTATTAGGATGGATATAGAAACTAAATATAAAGATAAGTTTGGAAAGGATCAAACAAAGATCGACAGCGTTAAGGCTGCGCTTGTGTTTAAGGCGATTGATAAAGTAATGAATAGAGTTTCTCCGCCAGTAACAAGGATAGAGCAGAAGAATCTTAATGTTAAATTAGATGCTAATAAACAAATAGATAATACTTCAGTTAGAGATAAAATAAAAGAAATGGAGAAAAAACTTGGCCTCACCTCAAAGACTAACGTTAGCGGAACTGAATAAACTTAAAGACCTTGAAGAGAAGGTTAAGATACAAGAAGGTCTACCACATCTTTTTGGATTCAACCGTTATGTATGGCAACAAGATTTTATAGAAACAGACAACAGGGATTGCTTTCTGGTAGCGGCTAATCAGGTTGGTAAATCTACCGCACAAATAATAAAATGTATAACACTAGCTACAGACAAAGCTAGATGGTCTACTCTCTGGCAATCAGAACCTAAAACATTTATATATTTATATCCATCATTAAAATTAGCAACAGTTGAGTTTGAAGAAAAATGGATGAAAGAATGTATGCCACGAAATGGTTTTGAGAATAGTGAAGAGTACGGTTTTAAAGTAGAATATAGGCAGAGACAAATACATGCTGTAAGATTTAATAGTGGTGTAACAATATACTTTCTATCATACAATCAGAATGTTTCAGACATACAAGCCATGACAATTTGGGCAATGTTTTGTGATGAAGAATTACCATATGAACTTTACCCAGAGCTACAGGCGAGGTTACGTGCTACCCGTGGTCAATTCAATATGGTTTTTACCGCTACTCTTGGTCAAGAAGAATGGCGACAGACAATGGAAGAACATGGTAAAAATGAAAAGTTTCCAAGTGCATTCAAGAAGCAGGTAAGTCTATATGATTGCCAGGTATTCATGAATGGTATAAAGACTCAATGGACAGATAAAAGGATTATAGAAGAAATAAATAGATGTGGAACTCAAGCTGAAGTTCAAAGAAGAATATTCGGAAAATTTATATTAGAGGGTGGAATGAAATATCCATCATTTAATAGGATAGAGAACGTGAAGCCATATGATCACAAGCTTCCTATCGGGTGGAGAATCTATGCTGGTGTTGATATTGGAGGTGGTGGTGATAGCCATAAGTCTGCTATTGTTTTTGTAGCAACAAACCCAGATTATACAAAAGGAAGAGTATTTAAAACATGGAGAGGTGATGATGGAGTTACTACTGCAGCAGATGTAGTACAAAAGTATATGGAATTAAAAGGGAATATGATAATAACTGGTCAATATTATGATTGGGCATCCAAGGATTTCAACACGATAGCGACGAGAATGGGACAACCTTTTCTTCCAGCAGATAAAAATCATAATTTTGGAACAGGAATAATAAACACTCTCTTCAAGAATAAGATGTTATATATATATGATAACGAACAAAACAGGAAATTAATAAATGAAGTATCATTAGCGAGACATGTCCAGAGAAAAGGTGACGATCTTGCCGACGCGTTCAGATATGCAGTAAGTTCAATACCTTGGAACTATAGCAAGATAAAAAGTGATAAGGTAATAATTACCAGTAAAGATGGATCAATGATAAACGAGAGAGATGAGTATATATTAAACAAACATGCAGGGATAAGTGACAGAAGAATGGAACAGACCCTGAGTGATAAGTTAGATATAATTAGTGGAGAGATGTCGGACTTTAATGATTTGATTGGAGTTAATGATGAGTGGAGATAAAAAAGACTTGACCGTAGCTCAGTTGTCTAGTATACTGAAGGTGTGTAGAAAACTCTGTATTACAAAACTAAGTTTTCATAACATGATCGTTGAGTTCGATCCAGAAGCTAACTTATATTCTAGTGTAAAAAAAGCTAGGAAAGTTAGTCCTGCAAGGATAGCCGAAGTAGAGGAAGAAGAACTATCCAGGCAGGAGCTATTAGTTCGGCAAAGCCAGCACGAACAGATGATAATTGATGATCCGCAAGGATATGAAAAATTATTAACTGAAGGGGAGCTTGGAGATGCCAAAGCAGAATATAGCGGATCTGAACAGGAAGTACTTAGAATCTGAGTCAGCCGATAGAAGTTTATTTGCAGAACAACGTACAAATATATTACTAGTTACTGGTAATCATTATAGTAAAAATACCGCTAATTATTTAGAGAGATTAAAAACAAATAAGCAAATAAGTAATGAAACAAAAATAAGATTAACAAAAAATCATATATCAAGAATTACAAAGATATATTATAATTCTATTCTTAGTAATTCTCCGATGGTAAAAATAATTCCAAACAATGAAAAACATTTAGCTGATAGTAAAGCTGCTGAATTGCATCAAGCAGTCTGGGATCATGTTAAAAAAGCTATAAACATAGAACAAAAAATTGCAAATGCAGTAGCTGACTTTATAGATATTGGTGAAACAATTGTAAAAGTTCATTGGGAACCTGAAAAGGGAATACCAATTCCTTACCAAACAATTCAAGATGAAGAAGGAAATGTTATACAAGAAATAATGCAGATGTCTGGAGAGATAGCTCTAGAGCGCATATTCGGGTTTAACTATTTAAGAGATCCTGCCGGACAAGATAATGATAATTGCAGATTTGATATCATAAGAAAAATGGTAGACAAAAGAGATCTTAAACTTAAATATAAAGATGATGAAGAAAAATTAGGATTTATACAAGACTCTGCTCAAGGAACATATGTTATCTTTAATAACAATAGTTCTAATTATGAAAAGATAAGAGACAAAGTATTAATAAGAGAATTTTATTTTAAACCAACATTAGATTATCCTAAAGGACAATTTTTCATAACAACTAATACTGGAATATTAGAAGAAGGTGAATTACCAGGCGGAGTTTATCCAATAATATATGTTGGATTTGATAGAATAACAACAACACCTAGACATCAAAGTATTATAAAACAGCTAAGACCATATCAGGGTGAGATAAATAGAACAGCTTCTAAAATGGCTGAACATCAAATTACTCTGGGAGACGATAAAGTATTTATTCAATCTGGTACAAAAATAGCAAATGGTGGAACCATCTCAGGTATTAGAGGAATACAATATACAGGTCTTAAACCAGAGATCCTTGAAGGTAGATCTGGGGCTCAGTACCTAGATTATATGTTAAGACAGATAGAAGAGATGTATCAAGTTGCAGATGTTCAGGGTGAATTAGAAGCAAAGCAAAGTCAATTAGATCCATACTCACAACTATTTCAATCAATGAGAAATAAGAAAAAATTCATGACTTATGCCGATAAGTTTGGAAGATTTTTTACAAAGATATGTGAAACAATTTTAAAGATATATAAGTTAAATGCTCCAGAAGGTTTAGTGATACCAATTATAGGTAAAGATGAAATAGTTAATATGTCCTATTTCAAAAATCAAGAAGACCTAAACTTTCAAATAACAGTTGAACAAAGCTCATCAGATCTTGAAGGTTTAATGGGTAAACAACTTACACTTAATCATATATTACAATACTCTGCCGGACAGATGGACCCAGACAGCATAGGCCAAGTTATAAGGAATATGCCATTTGTTAATAAAGAGCAGATATTGGGTGATTTAACAATTAATTATGATAACGCTACCAACATTATCCTAGCAATGGATAAGGGAGAACAACCATATGTAAGTCCGTATGACGATAAAAAATATATGTTAAAGAAGATAACACATAGAGTTCGTCAAGCAGATTTTCAATTCTTGCCTGAAGAAGTTAAGCAGGGTTATGGACAGCTCATACAAATGTTAGAGCAGAATATAGCACAGCAGGTACAAGAGCAGGCAGCAGCTAACTTAGGATTCATCCCGACAGGTGGACCTCTAGTTGGTATAGATTTCTATGTAAACTATGATTCAAAAGACCCTAATAAAACTAGAAGGGCGAGGGTTCCTATGGAAGCCGTATCATGGTTGATGGAAAGATTGAATACCCAAGGATTAACGCAAGATACTCTGAACCAGTTAAGTGAAGAGAATCAAGCATCCATTGGTCAAGCTGTGGAGTCACAGCAACAGGGTGCCAGCCAGTATCCTGAGAATAATAATCAAGGACAGTAGGCAAACTGCGGAGATTAAAAATGAGTGAAAACGATTTAAATGAATTTGATACGAGTGCTATGGAACACCCTTCAATTGCTGACAAAATAGCTGAAATAGCTAAAGAGCAAGGGGCAGAAATTCCTGCGGAAATACAGGAATCTGATGCTCAAATAGAAGAGTCTGTTAGTGCTGATCCAGAACCAGTTCCAGCGCCTGAGCCAACTCCTGAACCAGAAGTTGAACCAGAACCTGAGCCAGTTCCAGAACCAGTTCCAGCAGAAGTTGTAGAACCTGAAGCAAATTATGACCCTGATTATAAATTTAAAGTTTATGATGAGGAAAAAGAGTTTGACGACTTTATCAAGCCTTATGTTACCAAAGATAACGAAGAGAAATTTCGTGATATCCTTACCAAAGCTTATGGTATAGATGGTATAAAAAAGAAGCTTGACGGATCAAGACAAGAATTAGCTGTTACTAAAACAGAAATGAATCAAGTAGTAGATGAACTTTCATATTTAGGTAGTTGTATAAAACAGGATAATCTAGATGAAGTTTTTAAATCATTAAACATTAATCAAGATAAACTTGAGCAATGGATGGTAAGAAAATTACAAATGACTCCTGAACAACGTGAAGACAATGACAGAAGATTAGATGCCACAAGAAGGGCTTCTATGGCTGAGAATCAGTATTCTGATCTCAACGATAAATATAATAGAATCATAGCTTCACAGACACAAAATGAAATAAACTCAACATTATCAGATCCAAATGTAAAAACATTCGTTGATGAAGTTAACCAAAGATTAGCTCCATTTGATGGCGAAAATGGTTTTATAAAAGAGATCGGTAAAATAGGCGTTGATCATTATGAAAGAAATAACTTTGATTTACCTGTTCAAGACGTAGTTAATTTAGCATTAAGAAAATTTGGATATACCGAACAAGCTAACCCACAAACACCAACAATCAAAAAGACTGTGGCGAAGCCTGTAACAACGGTTATTGTAGATAACAAAAACACAATTCCTTCTGTTGGTGGAGGCGCAGCTTCTTCTCCTACTGGAAAAGTTTATACAAGTATTGAACAGCTAGTAGCTGAAGGCAAGCGCCTTAAAAAAGCAGGAAGATAATAGGAGTCAATAATGGCTACAGAAATTACAACCCAAACATTTGAAGACATGTTAAAGGTCTTCATGCCAATGCCTCTTTTAATGGAAGAAGTTAAGAGAAGAAATTGGTTCTGGGGAAAAGTAGATAAAGATGAAAATTGGATGGGTGGAGAAATGATCGTACCGTTTGAAGGTGCTGAAGCTAGTTCTCTATCTCTTGGTAACTTAGTAGGCGCTACAGATATCGCTGAAGGTACTGAAGTAAAAGGATCAATATCTGATTATAAAGAACTATGGGGAGCAATGATTTTTCATGAAAAAGATCTTGATTTACATGGCGATCTTCAAAGTTCTTTCCTTTCAATTCTTCCAGGTAAGATTGAGCAATTCGTTCAAAGAATGTCAGATTCAGTATCTCACATGCTTTTAAACGGAGATCATATTGCAGTTCTTACAGCTAACAGTGATGTTGGTGGTATTGGTCTATTAACAGTAGATCATCCTGAGAGATTTACAATCGGACAAAAAGTTATGCTTGGTGATGACGCAGCAGCAGTAGTTTCTATTGAGGGTTACGTTATTGCAATTAGCATGGACACTAAGATTATAACATGTTCAGATTCACGTGGCGGAGCCGCATTTAACTTTGCAGGCGCTTACACGACAGCAAATAATTCTAAGATTTATCAACCTGGCACATTTGTAGCTGGTGTTGCAGCTAAACAGGGTATTGGTTTTACATCATTAAAATCAGCTCTATTGAGTGATGCTAATGGTGGATCAGAGAAACTTTATGGACAAACAAAAACAACTTATCCATACCTACAAGCTATTAACATTGATGGAGCTGGTTATACAGTTGCAAATATTTTAGAAAGCTTTTTTGATGCTTTTTTTCAGGTTGTTACACTTGGAAAAGGAATGCCTACATCAATCGTATGTTCAATGACTCAATTCAAAAACTGTGCTAAGCTTCTTGAAACAGATAGACATTATACAGTTTCTGATAAAGCCGCTGGATACGGTTGGAGAAAAATCAGTGTTGTAGGTAATGAAGGTGAAATGGAAATAATCGGACTAAGAGATGTTGATGGTAGTGAAGCCTTCATCCTTGATTGGAAAGCATTGAAATTTTTCGGTTCTCATTTCTTTGATAGAAAAAGACATCAAAACGGACAAGAGTTCTTCTTAGTAAGAGCTGCAACTGGTTACAGTTATATTGTCGATATTAGATTTTATGGAGATTTAGTAGTTTATCGTCCAAGTCATTGCGGAATTATTTATGCAATTCCAGCAGTTCTTTGGTAGACTAGAATTTTTGGTTAGGGGGGGAACCATAATCTCCCTCCCATACCAATTCATTTGCATAGTGTATGATGGGTTTGGTGTGGATATTTCGGAGGTTTATTATGTATATCACTTCTCAAGCAAGATATGATTATAATCATATGAGTAGCATCGCTTATAGACATAAGCTTGGTGATGCTTTATTAAATAATGGTGGAGTTATCGAAGCCGACAATGTTTTTTTTGTCGATGCCGCAGTTGCAAGTTCAGGTGATGGAAAAAGCTGGGACACAGCAGTAGCAACAATTCAAGAAGGTATTAACCTTGCAAGGTACACACCAGGAACAACTACACTTAACTCGGACAAAGGTAGACAAAAATATGTTTACGTAAAACCAGGACATTATAATGAACAAGTATTAACATCTGTTTATAACGTACATGTTATTGGAATGCAAGCAGAATCAAATGGTGATTATGGTGTTATCATTAATCAAGATGCCGCTATCGTAGCATCACCTTGCGTATTTGCATTTTCTGGAGCTGGAAGTTCTTTACAAAATCTTACTATTGTACAATCAGCA